TATACACCGACTTATTCATTAGCCTCTACCATGATATAGCCGAATCACTTCGTATCTCAGTAGTAGAGTCGCGACGCGACGTCGATGTTATTCGACGTCGCATCGCTTCGGAGGGGTTACAGTTTCTTACTGTTGCTCTGCCGAAGGTTGGCAAAGCCTTTGATAAGGCTTTGGTCACCGAACACTTAAGACGAATTCCTGGCCTGCGTTGCAGACCTGGAACGGAAATCCCGAAACTTTTCGGTGAGATCCTGTCCCGCGTGTTCACAGACTCGGGTCGCATTCGCGACACTGCCTGTACGGATTGTATTCGAGCGCTCCGTCAACTTGTGTATTTCGTATACAAGTTGGAGATGCCGGTTAACCCCGCGAAAGCTGACAAAGTAATCGCGGAGTTCGTCAAGACAGATCAAGAGTTAGACGCCCTTGAAATCCCTGACGATAACATAACCGACATGGCACGCATGTTCACCACCAGCGTCTTTGGTAGCTTTGACTATGTGGAGGTTAATCCAAAACATGGTCCTGGCTCCGTAGCTACTGGTGAGAGACCTTCTGAAAAGCAGGTCTTTAAACGTATCTACAACGACATTGAGAAAGTATATCCGTTTACGGAGTACTTTCAATATTCGTTGCTTCACGTTTGTGATGCGTACCATACATACGAGACCCTCGAGCAACTCGAGTACGGGACGGCGAAAGTCGTTCTCGTACCCAAGGACTCAAGGGGCCCTCGTATCATCTCGTGTGAGCCACTAGAGTATCAGTGGATCCAGCAAGGCCTCGGGACAAAAATCCAGAGGCATCTTGAGCGTCATCGGCTGACTGCAGGTCACGTGAATTTCACGGACCAAACAGTCAACCGCGACCTCGCGCTGAGATCCAGTGTCACTCAAAAGTGGGTTACATTGGACATGAAGGAAGCTAGCGACCGGGTGTCGTTTAAATTAGTCTCACGACTGTTTGACGATTGCCCGGGGCTCCTCTCTGCCTTAACGGCTACGAGAAGTCGCGCTACGAAACTTCCTGATGGAACTGTGCTACAGCTGAACAAGTTCGCCCCTATGGGAAGCAATTTATGCTTCCCAGTGGAATCGTTCGTGTTCTACTGCCTCGCAGTTAGCGCTATCATGACGTTGACTCACCTACCTCGCCGCAAGGCGCGGAAGATGGTCTACGTGTATGGCGATGATCTCATAGT